CGGCCGCAAGGCTCTGGGGGAATCGACCCTAGCGGGCTACAGTCACGAGCCAAAGCTCCGAGGCCTCCGGCCTCAGCTCCTCGCCCTGTCTCTCCAGGTGGGTACGGGGAGGGCATGATAGGGCAGCGGCGGCCGCATAGCGGCCTTAGTCTGGCACATCGCGCATGGCGCGGCAGTGCCTGGCAAAGCGCGGCGTGGCAACGCTTAGCATAGCACAGCACAGGACTGAGGCGCAGGCAGCACATGGCAACATCTTCGCAGACAAGGCATAACCCTTGACAGAGACCGGGGCGGGGGATGATCGGCGCTACGACGAGCTGGTCGCGGTGGTGCGGCGGGAGATCGGCCTGCTCGGGGGATATGGGGAAGTGACGCTCTGCATCAAGGCCCACGCCGGCCAGCCCCGCGCCGTCGAAGTCCTCGGCCGCAAGCAGCACTACCTCCTCGGCGGAGGGGCCCATTTGACAAGCGCCGAGGAATCGCGTACAGTCTGACCAACTGAATAGCCTCACCGCCTACTGATCAGATCAGCGGCGGGCGTCTTCTCGGGAGAGCACTCTGCTCTGCCGAGGGGCCGTCCGCCGCTTTTGCTTTTGGGGAGGCCATGCCGAGACTGAGAGAGAGGCTGGCAGGATTGCTGCTGCGCACCGCGGTAAAGGCCGCCGGCTCGCCGGCCCGGCTGCCTTTCGTCGCCCCGAGTCTATCGGGTCGGGCGATCTTCTCCGACTGGTCCACCTCCAACGCCATCCGCCACGGGCTCAAGGCCTCCACCTGGGTCTACTCCTGCGTCGAGCGGATCGCCGACGCGATCGCATCCGTGCGCTGGTTCGTGGAGCAGAAGAAACCCGATGGCCAATGGGAGGAGATAGATCATCCCCTCTCGACGCTCCTGAACTATCCCTCGCCCTACCTCAACCGCCAGGACCTCTTCGAGCGCATGACCTACCACCTGCTGCTGGGCGGCAACGCCATCTGGCACCTGCTGCTGGTGGGCGGCGTGCCGATCGAGATCGAGCCCCTCATGCCCGACTGCGTAAAGCCGATCCCCAGCGCGACGGGCTTCCTGGAGGGCTACGAGTTCCGCCTGCCGGGCAGCAGCGAGAAGCGCGTGCTGCCGCCCGCCGAGGTATGCCACCTGATGCTCGCCGACCCGGGGAACCCCTACTGGGGGATGGCGCCGCTGCAGGCCGCGGCCCGGGCGGTGGATACCGACGTGGCGGCGGTCGGGTGGAACGTCAGCCTCCTCCAGAACCGGGCGGTCACGGACGGGATCTTCAGCTTTGAGCACGAGATGAGCGCGGAGCAGTGGGAATGGGCCCGGAAGACGATCCGCGAGCAGCACCAGGGCGCGGACAACGCCCACACGCCCTGGGTCCTCGGCTTCGGCGCTAAGTACCAGCAGATGTCGCAGAGCCTCGTTGACATGGAGTTCCTCGGCGGCCGCAAGTTCACGGCAGAGGAGATCGTCAACGTCTTCGGTGTCCCGATGATCCTCCTATCGCAGGAACGCACCAGCTTCAACAACCTGCTGATCGCCCGCCGGATGTTCTGGCAGGACCGCATCATCCCTCGCCTCGGCGATGTTCGGGACGCGCTCGACTTCCGGCTCACGCCCTACTGGGACAAGGGCGCGGCCGGCAAGGGTCCGGCGAAGCTGCGGATTGCCTTCGACGCGGCGAGCGCGCCAGCGATGCAGGAGGTTTGGAACGAGAAACTCACCGCCGCCGACCGCCTCTGGCGCATGGGGGTGCCGTTCAACGAGGTCAACCGCAGGATGCACCTCGGCATGGGGCCTGTGCCGGGCGGCGATATGCCATTCTGGGTCCTGACCGCACCAGGGCTGGGAGCCGGCCCGCCGACTTTCGTGGGCGGGAACGGCGATACCGAGGACCGACTCGCGCAACTGGAGGCCGGGGCCAAGGCGCGGACGTTGCTGATGCTGGGACCCGGCAACGGCAAGACCGGTCTGCACCCCGCCATGCCTGAGGCCGAGAAGGCCGCCCTCTGGCACGCGCACGACCGCGACCGCGCGGCCTGGGAGACGAAACTGCGCGGCCTGGTCGCGAAACAGCTCCGGGCGGACGGCGAGGCGGTGGCGGGCGCCTACGAAAAGGGATCGCAGCAGGCGGCCGAGGCCGAGATCACGACCCGCAAGCAGGCATGGTCGGTGATGTTGAAGGAGGCCTACGCCGCGATGGTCGCCCACTTCGGGTCACTCGAGGGCCGGCGACTGGTGCGCCAGGTGCCGAAGGGCCGTCTGCCGAGCGAGGCCAAGGTCATCTCCTGGCGCCTGACCACGAACACGCCCGAGGTCGAGCGCTTCATCCGCGAGACGACCGGCCGCAACATCGCCAGCATGACCCACACCACCATCCAGCATATCCGGGACGCGATCGCGCAGGGTGTGGCCAATGACGAGTCGAGTCGGGAAATCGCCGGGCGCATCCGCGACGCCTACGAAACGTGGGCGGCCGAAGGCGACTCGGTGATCGGCTACGGGCGGAGCTACACCATCGCCCGCACGGAGTCGGGGTTCGCGTCCAACTTCGGCGTGCACGAAGGGGCGCGGCAAGTCGCCGACGAGACCGGCGTCAACATGGTGAAGGAGTGGATCTCCAGCCGCGATGACCGCGTCCGCGATAGCCACCAGGCGGTGGACGGCGAGGTGGTGGCATTCGACGAGAACTTCAGCAATGGCCTACCCTATCCGTGCTACGAGGGCGGACCGCCGGAAGAAGTGATCCAATGCCGGTGTGTCGAGGGCCTGAGCGTCGAGGGGATGACGGGCGAGGAATGAGGACTGCCACAGGGAGCGAGATGAGATGAAGCCAGGAACCAAGGGCGCAACGAGTTTCGGCAACCTTCCCCTGGGGGACAGGGAGCGGGCATGGGATAGGGGCGCGGCCGATAAGCGCGTGCGGTCGTGGGCCGGCGCCGACGAGGCGCCCAACGCCAAGTACCGGAACGCGTTCTTCTGGTACGACTCCGGCGCGGCCGAGATCTGGGGCAGTTACAAGCTCCAGTTCGCCGACGTAGTGGGCGGCACCCTGACCGCCATTCCCCGCGGGATCTTCGCCTGCGCCGGCGTGATGCAGGGTGCCCGCGGCGGAGTAGATATACCGGCGGGCGACGAGGCCGGCGTGAAGGCGCACATCGGCCGGTACTACGCGAAGATGCGAAGCGAATGGAACGACGATACAATCACGCCACCCTGGAAGGCCAAGGCAGACGCATCCGGCGGCCTCGAGGTGAAAACCTATCCCTGCGAGTTCAAGGTGGACAGCGACGCGCGCCAGGTCGAAGCCTACGCTTCGATCTTCGGCAACGTGGACCTGGGGGGAGACCGGGCCAACCGCGGGATGTTCGCCGACTCCATCCAGAACGATTTCGGCAATATTGCCTATTGCTGGCAGCACGGATGGGACTGGCCGATCGGCGTCCCCCTGGTGCTGGAGGAGGACTCCTCAGGCCTCTTCACGCGCTCCTACGTCTCGGAGACGACCCGGGGCAACGACGCGCTGGTGCTGATGCGCGACGGCGCGGTGAAGCAAATGAGCTTCGCCTACAACGCGGTCAGAAGCACCATGGACGAGGCGACCGGGGTACGCGACCTCCTCCAGGTAGACCTGATGGAATACTCGCCCGTTACTTGGGGGATGAACAAGCTCGCCCGCATCACGGGCGTCAAGGCGGGCCAGTACCGCCTTGCCCTGAAGCGCTTTGCGGCCATGCAGGAGGAGATCTGCGGAGGCCGTTCGTTGGACCGCGACAGTCTGATATCCGCGCTCGACGCCCTCAAGGCACTGCTCGACGCGACGCCGGATGCTGGCTTGGAGGCCGATCCGCCCTCGCCCGACGGCACTGCCAGCGACGCCGACGAGAAGGCACTGGAGGAGATCGCGGCCGGACTCACCGACTTCGTGGGCGTCCATGGCATCCGCCAGGACCTGGAGCAGTTCTCCAGGCAGCTCGCCCGCGGACGGTGAGAGCAGCACTACCAACCTAGCACAGGAGATTGGCATTATGGACGAACTGAAGAAAGCGATCGAGGCGCTCAAGGGGCACTTTGACGCCACCATCGCCGAAGTCAAGGGCCTGGTCGGCAAGCAGGATGAGGAGATCAAGGCCCAGGGGAGTTCGAGCGCGGAAACCGCCAAGTCGTTGACGGAAGCGGCCGCCCGCCTCGACACGGTGAATGCTGAACTGGCCGCCGCGACGAAGCGGCTGGACGAGATGGAGGCCGCCAGCAAGCGGCTCGGCCCGGGCGGCGGCTCGCCGGACGATGATTCCCCCGGCGCGAAGGTCGTGAACGCGGAGGGGTTCAAGTCACTGGCCGCGGTCGCGCCGAGCGGCCAGAAGATCGGCGGCGAGAGCTTCGCGGTCGGCTCATTCTGGCCCAAGGCCCGCAAGCAGTTGACCGGGGCCTCGCTGGGCGACTTCCCCGCCTACCTCTACCCGACCGA